TATTTTTTATATCATTTTATTTCCCTCCGTGGTTGAAGGAACGGTAACACGACCAGTCATTCCGCTTTTCGGGCCCCATTCCGTTTGCGAGCGTGCGAGCAAACGGAATGGGTGCGCCCTGCACCCCTCCGTCAAATCAGCCCCTCATCGCCAAAACTGTAATATCCACCATTCGTTATAATCACATGGTCTATCATCCTAATATTTAATAACCCTGCCGCCTTTTTAAGCTGCTCCGTCAGTCTCTTGTCCTCATTGCTCGGTCGGATGTTGCCACTCGGATGGTTATGTACCGCTGCGAACTGCACTGCCCCCGTATCAATCAGCACTCGCATAATCAGCCTTATATCCGCTGAAGTCTGGTCAATGCCGCCTACCGATATGCGTACTTTCTTGATAAGCCGTCCGGCTTGGTTTATCGACACTACCCAAAATTCCTCATTCGGCAAATCTCCTATCAACGGCTCCATCAGTTCGTATACGTCTTTGCTCATCCTTATTTGCCTGCGTTCCACCTGCTGCGACAGTTGTCTCTTGTACATCTCCACGGCTGCCACGGCTACCCTCCTGCGTCCAGGAGTCAAAGAGGAAAACAATTTTTCAAGGTCTATCACTTCGTTGCTGCGTTCGATGTCCGAAACAATCTGTCTGTTGTTGCTGATTTCGTAAATCAGTTCGCTGTCGCTCATGTAGCGGCAATCGTTATCAAAAAGAGTATTCATAATTGTATGGATTAAATTGTTATAAAAGAATTGTCTTGCCTAAGAAATAGCCTCCCAAAACCTCTGCCCCAAGCGTTTCAAGTGCACACGCAAACCGTGCGTAACTATGCCCCTGCGTCAGTATATCATCGAATACAAGGCATTTCTTACCCTTGAAAAAACGCTTGTCAAACTTGATGACCTCCACCGTCTGCACCGTCTTGGCCGCTTTCGTCTCATGGATGGCAAGCCGTCCACCCTCAATGGTAATTGCTTTGTACGCATTCCTGCACCCCGTCAGCCGTGCCACCTCTTCGGCAAAAGCCTTGTATCTGATTTCGTTCTTCTCTCCGCTACTGGCTGGTATGCAGACCAACGTCACGTTGCAAACCTCCGCACCGAACTGCTCGCGCATCTTCTTCGCTACAAGTTCTGCCACAGACGCACTGCGCTTCCCGTCCTTAAAATCCCATATCATCCTGCGGATAGACCACTCCCGTTTGTTAGCCTCGTACTTGGTAGGCAAGTAGTCAAAGAAATTAAACATGAATTTAGACCATTGATTTTTCCATGCTTCGGGGATGTTTCTTTTTGCTGCCATAACTGTAAGTTTTTAATTTATTCTGGATTTCTGGAGTCGTCGGGTGGAGCCTTTTTTAATTTACTCCGTTTCCCGGAACGACTTTTTTTTTATTCCGGCGTGTCTGTATGACGTGCGGTATGGTTGCCTTTTGATGCCGCAATAATTGAGGTGCCGAGGATGACATTCCGCAAGGTTCCGACTAAAACCGAAGGCTTGAATACTACCCGTAGGGGTGGAGATTTTTTAGCGGACAACGCCCGACCTTGCTTGTCAGACCGGTGCCCTACATTTGCGGACTCAAAAGACTACCTGACCGCATACAGAGATGCAGGAAATGAAAAGGAGTTGCGGAAAAGAAACGGAGGCACGCCAAGCGGAACGCTTACCGCTCTGCCCTTCTTGATGGAGGGGCGTTTCATAAAAACAGACAGAAAGCACCGCTTTCTACCGCTAAGACGCGAAAAATCCCGTTATGCAAGTTTGACATAGGATATACCGCCACCGGCACCTAAACCAGACTTGTATAACGGGATTTTTCGCGCGCCCACCCCGTATCGGGGTGACTTCTTCTCCCAATAGGGCGTTTTTGGGTACAGAAACACCCTAATCAAAAATCCACCTCCTTGAAAACCAAAAAGAAAACCCATCCCTGCAACTTCTGTTGTAGGGATGAGCCAGCTTGCTGCCCGAGCCGCGCCGTCGGTGATTTGCGGTCGCAAGCGCCCTTTCAGATTCGGAAATATGACAAAACCTTTACAATTTGTACCCGATGCTCCCAATCCCACCCGCTTCGGCCTCTCCCATAAACGAAAGGCCCTGCCATCCTCACGGACAACAGAGCCAAAGCAAACAGAAAAGAAATGTCACACCGAAGCGGCACCGGACACATTGCGGCCCATCCTCCAGATGCGGATAATCTCTTTGCGCAGGATGAAATACTTCAAGGCATCGGTCAGGTTAGTGGATTCTTTAGGCAATCTATGTGCAGGCAGCTTATCTCCAGTCTTCTGTTTGACTATCACACTGGAGCTGTCCGGCCGGGTAGCCACCTTGGTTTCTGTCACCTCCATTTCCGACTTGAGATTCGGGCAGTTGTGCTGGTCAATCAACAGTGTAAACAACGTGCGCTCCAAGTTACCGCTGAGCAAGTCCATGAAGAACCGGTATTCCAGATTGCTACCGATGTTGCCCTGCCCCAAGCTCATCAGCTGTACCTGCCATCCAGTACGTCTGCCCTCCGCATCCGTCTCGATGTTCTTCTTTATCTGTGTGGCCATATCCGTACCCACCCCCTTGTAGTTGTTCATGGAGCGGTCATAATAAAGCTTCAGTATCTTGCGCTTGTGCGGCTTGAAATAATAGAGGAACTTATCGGCCAGCTCACGCACGGAGTTAGGCGGCAATGTATAGAGTTCTTTGAGTACACGCATCACACGCCCACTACGTTGCCCGAACACCATGGAAAGCATATTGCCGGAATCCATGCCTGCCTCCAACGGTTTATTCTTATCCAGGTACCGGAGCACCGTACAGTCCTGCTCCCACCCGAACGGGTGCTGCTCTATCACTTCATTCAGGAATCCGTCCGCATAGAAGTGCTTCATCGAGAGGTTACAATAGAACATCTGGCTTGCCTCCAGCTTGGGGATAATGGAAAGGATGTTGCAAAGAATACCTTCCAGTCCTTCAGCGAATTCATCGCTGAACCAGTCTTCACCCAGTACATCCACGTTAACATAGGAGGAAGAGATGAAGAAGAAAGATACGCCCCGGCGTGTCTTAATCCAGCGCTCCTCCCAGCGCTTCATGTTCTTGCCTGCAAGCACCATGGAACGTTCTGCTGTATCAAGTTTGGCCTGCAATGAACGGTCTTTCCGGAAAGCTTCTTTCAATTCCTTGTACCGCTGCATGGCCGCCACATACTCTTTTTTCGTCTCGTTATAGACAAACCCGGCCTGCAACATGAGAAGGATTTTCCGCTTGTCATTCTGCTTGGCCAGCTTGAGAATCCAGTCGTATTCACCCAGGTGGTTCGGATTCGGCATATCCGTCGTCAGTGTACGGCTGCGGTACCATACGCTATCACCATACTTGACCCGGAACCCACGCACGGCCTTCAGCAAGTTCGTGAACTTCTCTTCCGGGAAATACTTCACTTCATCACCGAACACCCCCACATAGGAACGACCGGCACCGATGGCCGGACGGTCCAAAGAGATGAAGGTGAAGTTGAAACCGGTGTAGAACACCATGGTATTGCGCCAGTCGGAACATACGTTGTACATGCGGTCGCGCCACTCTTTCGGCGGTTCTTGGTTCATAACATAATGGATGCCCTGCTCCCACCCCAGCTTCGACAATCCGTCCACCAGCGAGGGAACCACATTCTTATGCAAATCGGAATACGTATCGGCCACCCATGCGAACGGTGCACCAGGGCAGTCCTGCGCCACCTCCTGCACCCGTTCAGCCAGCACCTGCACCGTCTTGGCCGATGCACGTCCTGCAATCCAATAGAGCGACCACGGCATCATCACGGCAATGAGCTGCGCCATCCAGTTGGAATAGCGTACCTCCACATCATCCGATATCTTTAGTTTTTTCTTCCTGGTCATCGAGCATCTCTTCTATATCAACATCAATTATATTGGCATCTCTCTTGAGACGAGTCTTCTCCCGTGCAGGAATATCCTGCATACCGTCAATCTGTGCCGCGAGCAGGTTGCGGTTGGCAGAAGGCAATCCCACCGCATTCGGGTCGAGGTCATAGACCTTGATCGGTTTCTCATCCATTTCTTTCGGCTTTATCGGGTCCGGCTTATCCAACTGCTTGATTCTTGCCGCTTGTACCGTGAGATTGCCGTACACCTCCATATCTTTGGCGCTGGTGGCGTTCTGAAGTACCACCTGGGCCGCCTTCATCAGATTGTCATACATCATGTTACGGTGCGCATCATTCTCGATGGTATCACAAAGGTAGAACAGATTAATGGCCTCACTATACATCTGCCGGGCACGCATCCGTTCCACATTAAACGGTTCGTGCATCAGGAAAGCCACGGCATTATCCTTGCCATATTTACGGTTAATACCTACCAGTGCATAGAGCACGTTGTAGTAGTCCAGCTCCTCGGCCGTCAACTCCATGGTGCAGCCGGAGGCAAGGTAATCCTGCAAGGTCTCAAAGTAAGATTTATCGAACATCAGCCTATATCGTCATAAAATATCTTGTTAATGGAATTGCGGTACCCGGTCGCCTGACGGAACTTGTCGAACCGCTGTGCCTGGGTCACATTGTCACCGGTCTCCGCACTGGCGGCCATGGCCAGCCCCTCTTTGGCCCGTTGAAGCAGTTGCCCACGTTCATAATGGTACTTCAACGGTGAGCCTACCAAATTGAAGTACCAGAGAAAATCATTCTCCGGTACATGGTAATACATGGCAATCTGCCGCGGCTCATAGCCTATACCTGCCAACCGCTCGAACTCGTCCAGGTCGATACGGTCATACCATGCCGGGCTGTCACGCCACTTAACCAATTCGTCCGCTACGAAACTCATATACTTCTTTGTTTTTAAGGAATACGTATTGTTCTTCCATCGCATTCTCGCCATAATTGCCGGAGCCTTCGACCACAAAGAAACCTGCCGATGTGTCCAGGCAGGTAATCTTTTTGTGGCTCCATGCAAATGAAAGCTCTATCTCTCCATCCTGATGGAGCTGCATCAACCTCTCGTATATCTTCGGCATACGAAACTTGATGGTCTCCGATATATGCAGATGAATACTGCCAATCAACCCTTTTTCACGCCAACGGAGCAACGCGTTGATGATACGCTCGTTGGTGGAATAGGTCGCTATATACAAGTGCCTCACCTGCCCGGCATTCTTAATCAGATAAACAATGAAAGTGAATGCCGTAAAGCTTTTCTTTGTCTCAATGAAAAACGCCTCATTCTCCCGTGGAAGCCGCCCACACAACTCTTTCAAACTGTTCAGCTTGAATGTCAACATGGTTTCAAACCGACGGGAAAAGAAGCGGGAATCAGACATCTCCTGCCGCAATTCTTCAAGATTGAAGTAATAGCTCATTCCAATAATCTGTTAATGTCGGCCAATTCCTTTTCATACCCTGCCAACCGTTCGCGACGGACAACATCCAGATGCGGCTTGTCACCCTTGGCCAACTCAGACTTGACCCGCCAGATATTGTTCTGGACCTGCTGCTGCCGTCGTACCAGTTCCTTGACCGGAAGATGAAGCAACTCGCTTCTGCGGCGGAACTCGGCAAAAGCCGGGTGCTTACCCAATAAAGCGTGATGCTCCTTGTAATAGTTCAGTTCCTGCCATATCATACGGTTATCCATGTAGCTATCAATCACCTGGCGGCTGACATCGGCACACTCCTGCAGGGAGGTACAATCCCTCAGCCTGGCATGTAACCGCACATAGGCATGGTATTTGCTGAACTTGCGGGAAGCGAGTGCCTCCAACTCCATCGGACAGCCGGGGGCATTGAGAAACGGAAACTCATCACGGAAAGACTCGGGTCCTTTCCGTGATGACGATTCCGGCAATGCCCTTCAGCCCTCAAAGTCCGACGGTTCCGGAAACACCCCTTCCAAAAACTTTTCCAACCACGGTGAATACCCTGATACCGCATTGTTCATAAACATCTTGCGGGATAAGAGGTCGAGTACCTTCTTCTCATCCGGCTTTTGTGAAACCACCGGCAGCAACACCTGGTCTGTCGGCCAGTTGAGATATACGGGTTGTGTCGGATAAGGAAGAGAATTATAATAGACGGAAGTAAACAGATAGCCCCCCTCCTCCAGTTCAGGGAATCGCTCGAACATGGCGGCCAGACATCCCTTATCCAACAACATGGGTGTGTTCGTACCATAATTCAGACAAGGCAATTGACTCTTTTCCAGCAGTTCCTTCGTCCGCTTCATATTCTCGGCATAAAGCCCTTTGAATCTAAGCGGAACGAGCATTCCATTGACTTTGGGCAGCGCCACATGAGCCAGGTCGATAGGATTCATCACATAGATGTCATCGTTGGTCCAGATGAAACGTCCGGTCACTTCGGGCGATTCCATAGCCACTTTCAGCTTGGCCAGCGTATCAACCTGTGCATTGTCAGAGACGCGATTGTGCTCAATGAAGGTAATCTCTTCGCTGAACCAATCTTCACGGTCACCGATTACCACCACATTGATGCCGAAGCGTACATTCTTCTGCCAGGAACGCAGTGCAAAAAGCAGTTCCTTGCCTTGTGCAAACTCCTTGCAATAAGGAATAACCACTGTCACATGGTCTTGAACCGACCGCGCCGGCGCCAATTCCTCCACCGCATCCACCGCCTTATCGACGGCCTGCACATCCTTTTGTTCCACACTCTCTTCTACCAGTTTCAGTTCTACGGCCACATCCTCGGTCTTAGCTGTTTTCTTTTTTGTTGCCATAATTTAAAGTTTTTAATACGATACAAAAATATCGTCTCCACATAGTTCGTAAAAGGACACAAAGAGAGGCGAATGCACTGCAAACGCCTCTCTCCAATAACCAACCTTTAAAACAGAAATGAATCAAACTCCTGAACCACCGGAAGAAGACGACGCTTCACCCAATCCCAAAACGGCATTGATTTCTTCGTTGTCCGTAGCCGGTACAAGGCTCTTGGCGATGTGACCGATAGTACCTCCGCGTAAGGAACTTGCCAAATTGATAGTATTCTTGTCACCCTCCTTGTTATCCTGGGAATCGGCCTTGGTCATCTTCAGCGGAGTGCACGGCGTACCGGCAATCTTCGCATCCTCACCAGAGCAACCGAACACGATTGCCCCCAGATTCTCATTGATATTGTTGTTCACGAATTCATCGTGTTCCAACTCTGTACCCGGATGTTCATAATCCACATGGTGGATGAACCCACGTGCATCATCCTCTCCCTCGCTGGAGTGGTAGATGTTGATGGTGGAGTCCGTAGCATACACCGCTATGGGCTTTTTACCTGGCATCATCTCAAATGCCGTCACCTTTACTCCCTTCTCATCACGCGTATAAGTCTTGACGTCTTCCCAGCGGAAAATCTCGATATAGGACTTCTTCCCTTTCGGACGTCCGGCATTCGATGACTTCTTGGGCACCGACACCATTGAATATGTTGTTTCTGACATATATGTACCTCCTATATTAATACTAAAGTTTCGCAAGTGAATA